AATTAGCACATTTCGTCATTCTTAGAATAACCTTTCTGTAGATCTCCGTAGGTCATTATCTGCAGCATATACAATTCGTCCCACATTGGTTGCTGTTTACTGAATAATTTATGACATGCTCCAACGGACTGCTTCATATTGTCCAGTGTCCAGTAGGGCAGATCACGAGCGTGTGTGACTACGCTCATACTAGGTTGCAGCAAATACACGCACGTTGGCGGTACTGCCTGAAGCGTTATAACATTCAATACGATCTATTGTGTCTGCAGTCCAGTTGGTTTCCCAGGTATCGTTCTCTGCAAGATAGTTACTTTCATTTAAGGTTCCAGCAACATCACCTCTGTTTCGACTAAGATCATCAGCCAGTATAAAGGGTACTCCTGCCTGTAGCTTAACAACAAAAGCATTCTCTACATTACTTCCTGATACTATTCCACCTTCGTTACACATAAGCTGCAACTCTACCGCCTGATCTGCTTCTACCCACAGAAAGTCAAAGTCTGCCAGCAGCGTATCATTCCAAACCTCAGTAAGAGTTGAGTTGGTTATGGAGTATCGCCTGTCAAAGTAGTGCGTTATAGTGATTGAGTCTGTAGACGTTAGGCTTCCACCAGTAACGGTATGTGTGTCATCATCTGGTACGTCTACAGTGAAGTACGTTGTTAAACTTAGCGTTGCCATCTCATTTGCCCCATGCTTTCTTTAAATAATTCTGTATAAGAACAGATTTGGTAAAGATATTCTTGTTGTCCTCTTTAACCAGATGTTGGTTTATTTCATACAAATTTCTTAATATAAAGTGCTGCTCGTAGGAGATATTGGAGGATATCCATCCTAGAATGTTAGTTCTTGTTCCCTCTGTTATCTTTTTTATACCATGTGGGTAAAAGATAGGGAATATTGCAGCTTCTCCTATATTTAATTTCTTTCCTATTGCTCCCATCTCTGTCTGGAAGTACATTTCTCCACCTTCGTAGTCGTCCTGCAGGTTGATGGAAAACCCATAGTCAAAGAAGACATTGTTAGATTTAGGATACGCTTTGAAGTTGTCTACGTGTGTGTCGTAGTAATCGTCTTTTTCGTACCTGTTGTAGTAATTAACAGATACACGAGTAGGACAGTACACTGCGTCAATATAGTGTGTATCGTAAATCTTGTTTATTATTAACTTGCGTACTTCGTCTGGTACGCTTTGTGATTCTTTGTTTTGTTTTACGGATTCAATCGGCTGAGTTTTAGCACCAGTATCAAACGTGTTCTTCTTTATAGCCTTGCAGCAAATTTCTGCTTCGTCATCCGTAAGTAACTTAATAAACATATCATGCTCCTTTCACATAGCATTTGAACACAGCAAGAAAGGTGTGGGATTTTTGCAGAACCCCACAAAACTGTTTAGTGCGATTACGTACCAGTAGATACTGTAGCTGATTCTACAGGATTCACAGACACATCTACCATGCAGACGTGGATGCGAAAACGTGCAGCACTTTCACCAGTTGAAGCACCATCAAGGATGAGGGCATCAATAGTGTCAGCACTTGTCAGCATTCTACAGTTAGCTGCAGAAGCTCCAATAGAAGCTTCAAGGAATGGTGTAAAACCAGCAGCAATAGGAGATGCGTCAAGAAACGTATCTACATCACCACCAGTAAAACCAATATCCATAGTGATCTGGCTGTTGCCTCGTGCTTCAAGCACTTCCAAGCAACCTGCAATGATCATAGTATCTGCAGGAACATCAATCAATTCAACGACATCCCCTCCAGTACCACCATCTACGGTATCCCATACAGGAGAAGTAATCACGTAAGGTACTGGAGCGTTAGCTGGATGTCCAGCAGTCCCACCACCAGTAGCCGTTCTATTATAAGTAGCCATGATTTATACTCCTTTACGAGCCAAGGTCAGCAACGCCAGAGAACACACCCTTATAGCCAGTGCCGCTACCACGTAGAACTTTACGTCCGAAGACATGAAGACCACGTACAATATCAGCAAAACTATCAGGGTCACGAATAACTTCCGTTTTGGCAATGTGAGAAGCTGTAGCAACAGCACTCATATGACCATACAGGAAGACGTGTTCGCCACCGTTAGTTGACGCGAATGTATGACTTGAAGCAGCAGCATCTCCACCATTAACAATGGAGTTGGTCTGATACAGCTTGAAGCCATGTATGACACGCTCCGTCACTTGACCGTTCATTAGTGAGGAACCTGATTCACCAGTAACACTAGCGTCCATAAGTTTTGCAGCCGCTTGACGCAAAACGTTATAGAACTCAGGCCCAGCCACTAACCAACGATTTTCGTGAGGGACATCATTCTCATCCAGAACTTTAGACGCACCACTAATAACATTAGCAAGTTCATCACCAGTAAGAGTAGTAGACGCTCCCGTTAAGGGAGAAGCATCCGTACCAGTATCACTTGCGCTTGTTGCAGCGTTGTCATAGATATTTTTAAGAATGTTGTAATCAAAAGCTTTCTTCAGAGTGTAAGCACCCGAAGAAGTAGCAAGCGACTCAAAGTTAAGGTGTGAATGACGCTCTTCAATATCGTCTACCTTAAAGGCAAAATAATTGCCTTGATCCACAATAAGTTGGATCTGATCATCAGCCAGATCTTCTGTATTTACTGTGGAACCACGAGTATAAGCAGAAACCGTAATAGTTGGTTCTTTAATTATACTCACAGTATCGCCGTAATTCTCAATTTCCCCAGAGTAATCGGTGTTGGTAATTGCTTCCGCTACCGAAGCCCTGCGAAAGAACTTGAGAACCTTTTGACTGAAGATTTCAGGAACAAAGTTACCAGACGGTAAGTTTGCATATCCTGCAGCAGTTGAAAAAGCCATAGCTTTTCCTCCTCTCTTCTACATCAAGGTTAGTTGAGTTATAGAGATTGCACTACTCGCCCATCCTTTACGGCTCTATCTATATCTTTTTCAAGAGCAGAAAATTCATCGGGTTTGAGTTTTGAAATCTCCTGCACAGTCCAAACCTTTGTGTCATCCTGAAGATCTTCCAAATACTTTCTTTGTTTAGTTTTTGTAACAGCTTCAGCGGCACTCTTTTTAGGAGTAGCCTTGGATGTTGTGACTTTGGACTTATGCTTTGACCTCGTTTTAGAAGTAGTCCCTTTATCAGATTTATACAAATCAACAACTCTTGCGGCCCATTCAGCATCAGTATTGTTTTTATAAATACCGTCTGCGATATTAGTATGCTGGTCATCAAGCCAAGTGAGAAAGTCGTCACTTTCCTTGAGTTCTCCAAAGTCTGGGTGCAGACTAATTAGCTCTTGTTCAGCGGTTTGAACAATTGCTTCCTGCTCCTTTATCTTTAGATCATCAAGTTTAGTTTCAATTTCTCGTACTCGATCACTAGCTTTCAAAGCGGAGATAGTTTCGACTACATCGTAAACGTCTGGGTACTTATCACGAAACTCTGTAAGTTCCTCTTCAGTTTTTGGCAGCGTTGGTAAGTCAGTAGACTTTTCTGCCATTTGAAGTTTTGCTTGCAGAAGCTCTTGATTTTGCTTCCATTCGTTTAGTTTTGTATCATAGTGCTTCTTCAAATCCCCATAACGTTTCTTATAATCATGGGTAGGTTCTGCACCATTGCCTTTTCTCTTCTCAGCCAGACCTTTCTTGGGAGATTTCTGAGTTGCCATATCAATGGGGTCTTCAATCTCTTCGTCGTCGTCTGGATCTCCTAAACTTTGCCTATACTCATTCTCGTATGGGGTAGGCTCGTGTTCATCTTTGTCGTCACCGTCAAAAGTTTCGTCTTCATTACGGTCAGTCATTTTTACCCTCTCTTTCGTGGTGCCATACTAGGTATGGGTAGCCATCGGCAGGTTAGCAATGGGGCCGAACAACACAGCGTTATCCAGGTGGCCATTGTCTTTTAAAGGAACATGTTTGCGAACTCTTGGTTGCGATGTTCCAATTCTTTTACAACGCCAGAACCGTCACGGTAATAGCGTTTATATTCTTGTTTCATTGTTGTAGAGTCGTGATCCAGGGTGGCGTTTACGAACTTGGGAAAGCGCCGTAGGCCATTAGGACCAAGATTAAAAACAAAGTCAGTAAACATTTCCTGGCAGTATTGACATATACCTTCAAAGTCTCCACTGCCGTACTCGTTAATTACTTC